AACAGACTGTCCTATACGACACCGGATGGGGAAATCCTCAAGTTCTATCGCAAAGAATGGGAACGCAACGAAAATGGTTGTCTCGATCAATTGATGATAAATTTTTCTAAAGCCACAGAAAATACATCATCTGAGATAACTAATAATGTTGAACCCCAACCGGAGAGCGTGGAATGAAAGAAGATTTAATCGCAGATATTTGGACACTGGTCGTAGAACATATCCCTGAAAAATCTAGAGCCGACGTAGCATCTGGATTCGTAAACACTCTATTAGACTATGGAATCAAAGAATCTACACTGCAGAGCCTATTAGGAATAGATGACCATCTAGACGAAGCCATCGACTATGCTATCGATGACGAAGAGATCGAAGAAGAATATGAAGATTACGCTGACGATGAGGAATAAATGAATTGGTATGATCGGGTTTCAAAGGATATTTCAAACATACCAGATGCTGTGGCATATTATGAAAGCGAACTGCTAGAAGCAAAAAAAGATGCCCGCATAGCGGGAAACATCGAACGAGCATCAGCCGCTATGCCTGGCATCGTAGAAAACCGATTCAATCAACTCCAAGAGATCGAAGCGATTCTCGAATATCTCAACATTGAACTGCGCAGACTGCGCAGCCAGCATTTTCGCAAATATCTTGAAAATTATCAGCGCAGCCTGTCCTCTAGAGACTGTGAAAAGTTTGTAGAGGGCGAGGCCGATGTTGTTGATTTCGAAAAAATTATCAACGACTTTGCACTACTGAGAAATAAATGGCTAGGTATCATCAAAGGCCTAGACATCAAGCAATGGCAGTTATCCAATATTGTTAAATTAAGAACTGCCGGATTAGAAGACGCAACATTATGAAAATTGGAATAATTGGTCACGGTTATGTTGGCGGTGCCGTGGCGCATACTCATAGAAATCACACATTAATTATAAGAGATCCTAAATTTAGAGAAAAGTCTGCTACCTTAGAGCAGATGAAAACCTGTGATGCTGTGTATGTTTGTGTGCCTACTCCGATGATGGAGAACGGTCACTGCGATGATAGTTTTGTAAAATCAGTATTATCCGAATTACAAGGCTATGATAAAGTTGTAATTTGTAAAAGCACAGTGCCACCTGGTGTATATTTAAGATTGCAGGATAGATATCCTAATGTGGTGCATGCGCCTGAATTTTTAACCGCTGCGAATGCCACAGCAGATTACGAAAATTCCTCATGGGTATTGATTGGTGGTAATGTCAATCGCTGTCAAGAAGCAGAAAAAATTATCAAATCCAGCACAGTCAAAGCCACGCATTATCATCATACTGACATCGCTACAGCCAGCCTATTTAAATATTTGGCAAATACCTTTTTAGCCACCAAGGTAACGTTTATGAATGATATGTTCCACTTGGCCAAGGAGGTAGGTGTAAACTGGGAAGAAATTAAGACTATTGCACAGAATGATTCTAGACTAGGTAATAGCCATTGGGATGTACCTGGTCCAGACGGTCAATATGGGTATGGTGGAGCTTGTTTTCCTAAAGATGTAGCGGCAATTCTAGAACACGGACTGGATATAGGAACAGAGTTAAAACTGTTAGGTCGTGTTGAAGATATTAATAAATTACACAGATCTAAGTAATTCGTTTTTGATGTAATTTTCTAATCGCATCGATGGTTGCCATCCAAACACTTCTTTTATTTTGTTATTATCGGCCAGTGTGATGTAAGCCTCCCCAATCCTGGGTGCAACCATCACAGTATTACTAGAAATCATATTTGCTAATTCTTGCACACTATAATTTTTCCCGGTTCCCACATTAAAAATTTCACCATATCTATCGTGATCTTTCTGCATGGCTAGAATGTTTGCTTCAACTACGTCTAAAACGTGTGTAAAGTCTCTTCGCTGTTTGCCGTCAGGCACGATAGTCAACGATTCACCGGCTGCGTGTTGTCTAAGAAATTTTCCAACTACTAGGGCATATGGTCCTTTCACCGGTTCTCTTGGACCATATACATTAAAGTATCTAAATGAAACGGTTTTCAGCCCATCAAATTTGTAATATGCTGCACAAAGTCTTTCTCCGGTAACCTTGCTAACCGAATATATGTTAAGACAATCTTCTTTCATATCTTCTTGCAACGGAGGTTGATTTGTTAAACCATAAGCCGACGACGTAGAACTATACATTACTTTTTTCACATTGGCTTCTTTACTGCACTGTAGTACCGTTGCTGTGCCAAGCACATTGGTAGCCACAGTCATTAACGGAATAGTCACAGCATTTTGAATTCGCGCTTCAGCGGCACAATGAAAAACATAATCTACACCTTCATATAAGTGTCGAGTAGCGTCATAATCTTTGATATCTAGATTATGATAGGTTGCTTTAGAATTATAATAAAATTTAAAATGGCATTTAGATGATTCGTTATCTATAACTATGACTTCGTGATTTAATTCTACTAATCGATCTACAATATGTGATCCTATAAATCCGGCTCCGCCTGTGACTAATGATTTCATACATTCTCCCTTACCGAATATTTATGTAATAATATGTACGCAGATAAATATCTTGCTTAGAGAAAAACATTATGAAATTAATAGGAAACTGGTGGTTTGCAGACGGTGACGTGAATAGGCAAGATCAAGCAGATTGTGCTTGGGGAGACCCAGGAACAAATCAAGGAATGGCTGATGTCATCGAGGAAAAGTTTTCTAACAAAGAAAAAATACACGCACTAGACATAGGTGCTAATATGGGTTTCATGACTGGATATTTTGGAGCCAGATGGTCCAAGGTCACTGCGTTCGAACCTACACCAAATATTTTTGAATGTTTGGCCAAAAATTGCACACGCTCAAATATCGACTTAAAAAATCTAGCACTCAGCGATTTTAACGGTGAAGTTTTATTTGCGGTCAGCGGCAGGTCTGAAATTAATCAAATTATTTCAGATCCAAAAGTTTTAAAAAAACACTGGCATTATATCAAGGTACCTGCAGTCACATTAGACAGTTTAAATCTACAAAATGTCGACATGATTAAAATTGATGTAGAAGGGCATGAATTATCAGTGGTACGTGGCGCTGAACAGACAATAAGATCTCAAAAACCTTTGATCGCTATAGAAATAAGTTTTGAAAATAAGATATTAGATAAACAGATTAGTTATAACCACGATCAAGCACTGGAGTTGTTGAAAAATTGGGGTTACAAAGTAATATGGCAGTACAAATATGATTGGATATTAGAATATGAGAATAATTGATGCATTCACTTTTTTGAATGAAGATGATTTAGTCAGAGTACGACTAGAATATCTTAATGAATTAGTGACTGATTTTATTATCATAGAAAGTAATATGACCTGGAGGCATCAACCAAATAAGCCTTATTTTCAAAAGATTTTGAAAGACCTACCGGAACATATAAGAAAAAAAATTCGTTATGTAGAAGCTACCTGGCCGCAAGAATGGTTGGAAGATGCTCAGGGAGTAGAAGAAAAATGGGTTGAGAATGGTACTAGAGAACATGCTCTTTATGAACTACAAAAATTCGCAGATCCGGAAGATTGGGTCATAATGAATGACCTGGATGAATTTTGGGAAGTTGATAAATGGCAAGAAGCCGTTGATCTTTATCATCAATATGGTCAGGTAGTATGGAACCATGAGAATAGAACCTGTTTTGTGGATTGGATAACCCCGGGTATTCCGAGATGGCCCGGATCAAAAATGGCTAAATTCAAAGATATTACAAGCATGGCTGAATTTTATTGTAGTAAACCCAAGGCGTTGCGAGGCTGGGCCGAGGGAGAAAAAACTTTGTTTTATCCTGTTAATGGAGGGTGGCACTTTACCAAAATGGGAGATGCAGCAACTAAAGCGAAGGCCATGGGCAGTATCAGAGAATGGCGCACTTGGGAACCAAAAATTAATAAGACTCCCGAGCAGGCCGCCAGAGAGATCTTCGAAGGTCGCGGGTGGAATACAGTTGCCAAAAAAGGAAAGATGAAAGCCGTTCCAGATGGTGGTAAGGGCCTTTCGGATAAAATTTTACAACATCTTCAAAAAATCGATATTTTTTGGAGCAAAGGAATACAACCATGAAAAGTTTTAAATTACCTAAAAATCAAATTATTGATCCAGAGGCGGAATATTTTACAGGCCGCGCCTCTACTGATTGGAATTCGGCCGGCCGACAAGTTGTCATGGATATGATAACAGAAAAATTAAATGTCATCGACATTGGAGCACATGTTGGAATAACCACTATTCATTGGTTAGAAGGCGGATTTAAACATGTCCATGCTTTTGAAATTAATCCAAGCCATTTTGAATGTTTAGTAGAAAATACCTTGGAATATCGAGACAAAATAAGTTTATACCCGTATGGATGTAGTTTTGAAGAAAAAATTGTAAAAGGTGGATATAGGACGAGAAAAAATTCTGGAACCTTCCAGATTTTAGATGATGAAACTGCAGAAAAATTTCCTGCCGATGCTGTTTTTAAGGTTACCGTGAAACCTTTAGATGCATGCTCCTTTGAAAACATATCTTTGATAAAAATTGATGTCGAAGGATGGGAACTTGAAGTTATGAAAGGAGCTATTAATACTATAAAACAACACAAGCCTGTTCTGTTTGTTGAATATATGAAAGGGGATCATAAAAAAACTCTTCACAAATATGATAATAATGAGTTTATCGATCTGCTTGACGAGATTGGATATATAGATGTTGCTCGTCCCGATATCGATGATACTATTTTTATTCCAAAAAAATTTTTTTGATTGATGGTCTTTATACCAAAGAGTGTGCCCTCTATTCTAGAGGCTTAGTCACCATCCAACATCGTCCGATTCTGCTGACTTTGATTTTTTTATCTTCAAAAAATTCCTCAACTGCTCGGCACACCCCTGGCCATACTTTAGTGTAGTCATCGCCGCCAAATCGACAGCCTGGACGTATCTTGGGCCACCAAGCATTTAAATCTCTAATGACACCTTCGTAGGTATGTCCTGCATCTACATAACAAAAATCTACACTGTTATCTATAAATCTAGCCGCGGCAGATGCGCTGTCGCTTTTAATATCTGTAATGTATTCTTTGATTGGTGCAATATTGTTTAGAAAATTTTCACGTGCATTGTTAAGCAAATTTTCGTGTGCCTGGTTGGTCACTACTAATGGGTGATTTTCTATATCGTCACCTCCTTGCCAAGTATCAACGCAGTAAAAAAAACCAAGTTTGTCTCGGTTCAAAAGTTCTACTACACAATAACAAGCACTGCGTCCCATCCAGGATCCCAACTCGACCCAGGTACCCTTTGCTGGAAATCTGTCCAACACCAAATCTAACATAACAGTGGTACGATGGTCCATAAATCCTTCAACAGTTTGATAAAAGTGTTCCATCTTTGTTATTTACCATTAACTACGCAGATAAATATTCTTATGAAAAAAATCGTATTAGTTACCGGGGGATTTGACCCAATCCATTCCGGACATATTTCTTACTTCAAAGCAGCAAAGACATTAGGTGACGAACTTATTGTTGGACTTAATTCAGACGAATGGCTCGAACGTAAGAAGGGTCGAGCGTTCATGCCGTGGAACGAACGATTGTGCGTAATCAATAATCTTTCTGTGGTAGATGAAGTGTACACCTTTGACGATTCAGACGGATCCGCCAAAAATTTTATAAGACAGATCAGAGCACATTACCCCGATGCTGAACTAATATTTGCCAACGGCGGCGATAGAACTGCAAAAAATATCCCGGAGATGGATATTGATGATTCAAATATAAAATTTATATTTGGTGTTGGCGGGGAAGATAAGAAAAACTCCAGTTCTTGGATATTAGAAGAATGGAAGGCTCCTAAAACTGAGAGACAATGGGGTTATTGGAGGATTCTACATGAGCAGGGCAAAGAAGTTAAGTTAAAAGAATTAACTG